TCAACACTGCTGAATCCAAAGGTAAGTTTATGAATCAGCAGATCCGCAACGAAACCCTCCAGACTGTGACGGTCTGACAAGTGGCACAAGGGAGCGGCACAGATTCGCTCCCTCCTGTATCTTATAGAAGTCAACCAAACGACACAGAATCATGCTCACTGGAATCGCTCTCAAAAACACTGTCGCCGCAATGGAAGCGGAAGGCAAGAAACCAACAGAGATCGCCATCGCTTGTGGTTATTGTACTGTCGAAGGTTCCAACACTAAGATTCACTTTACCGATTTTTACATGGCATTAATGGAGGTAAAAGAGGTTTTAGTTGATGACATCGAAGAGGAGACAATTAAGGCAGAAAATGATGACAATCAGGAAGCAATTAATAAGGCATTAGAAGATTATCCTGCTGATGGAATCCGTGCCTTTATTGAATATTTTGGAGAGGATTGTATCGCAGACATTTCTAACTCTTATCAGGATGAAATGTCAGGCGCTGAGTTTGCTGAACAATTGGTTTCTGATTGTTACTCACTCGACATTCCTTCCTTTGTTTCTGTAGATTGGGAAGACACATGGGATAATCTACGCTACGACTACATTGAGCAAGACGGATATATTTTCTGCACCAACTTCTGATAACACTTAAGGGGACTAATCATCCCCTTTAATTAATACTTACCCTCCCAACCGGAGGGTCTACCTTCATCCTAGCACGGCGGCGTGAGGGTAAAAAAATATGGTGTGCCAGTTTAACAGGTGGCACATGAAATAGGCACAACGCACCGGATGCCCTATTCTTATCTCAGTTCAAACAACCGACCATGCAACTTCAATCACTCGGCGCTAACAAAACTCAAGTCGATCTGGCAGACGGTACGTCGGTTTTCTTTTCATACAAGACACCTGTCGCCGCTCTGGTACCTGGCAAGGGATGGATCCGCTCTAGTACGAAATACAGTTCTACCACGTCTAAGCACGTTAACCAGTGGATCACAGGTACAGCAACCGAGGTTGATCAGTGGGACATTGACCAACTGGTAGCATTCTAAAACAATTATGAAGGGATCGCCATTCGGTCCCTTCACCCTGTACAATTAATTCAGTTCAAACCCAGACCGATGACTCTCACAATCAAAACCAACTGGACGCCAAGAGAATTGATTATGGGGCAATGGTTAGAAGGATTCGGCGGACTTAATTCTGCGAGTCTATATCATCAACTCCGCAAAGAGTTTGACTACCTTAGTGAGGATGAATTTGACGAAAGAGAGTTCTTTAAGTATCGGGGAGTTTGGTACGATATCGGTGAATTTATGAGAATTGACAATAACTCTCCCTTCGGTAATAAGTGGGACGGGTATTCTTCCGACTCTTATTTTAGTGGGGTTCTTGTCAAAAATTGTTTTGATGGCAATGTCATCGTAGGAACCTATCTTTCCTGATATGTAATACTATTTCAAAGTGTAACAAGTCGGGTGACCTGCAACGGTTGCCCGATCCGACCCTGTAAAATTAATTCAGTTGAAACCCAGACCGATGACCGATTTTCACAACACCTCACTCGACGCCTACGAACGCGAACAGGATCGGTACGCGATCCTGGACCTTCCTGCGATCCGCGAATATATCCAGGAACACGCTGGGTGTTCCGTTGACGATGCCCTTGAGTGGTTCGAGCAGGTATCAGGACGCCCTGTAGCAGAGGATCAGTGGGGTGCCATTGAAGAGGTCTGGGAGGAAGAGTCAGCAGACTGGGATCCGTCCGATGACGATATAATGGCATCGTTCGGTACCAAGTGGCACGACGGATTGTAAATTAAATCTAAGGGGATCGCCATTCGGTCCCCGATCCTGTAGAATACACACAAGCAAACAAACCAACGATGTTTACTTCAATCACAAGTCGTCAGTCCTTCGGAGCAACCTATCAGTGGGCGATCCTGTCAGTCCTTCCTATGGACGACGGCGACGATGGCATGGCACAGGACGGCATGCGCCCCACTGACATCAACGCTGCGCTGGGTCTTCCTAATGAAGCACGGACAGGTCTTTCAATGCTACTCAAGGTGATGGCAGAGCAGGGACTGATCAAGCGTCACGAACTGGGAGCACGTTGGGTAGAGTACACCCGCCTTATGCCCCTACGCAACAGGGAGCGCATCGCCCGTTGGTTATGGCAGTGAGTTAGGTGGCACACAGTGGGTGGGTGTCGGGCAGTGCCCCCGCCCCCCGCGTGCGCCGCGCCCGGCGCGTGTGGCTAAAACGCTAAGGTACCATTAGGCTACAAAGTCTTGCTTTCGCGACCTCTTTATAGAACTCTACACTTTTCTATATAAAACAAAAATGGAAAACGAAATACCTCTTATGCAAAAAAATCCCGGCGAAAATTTTTCGACTGTAGAGGTCGATCCCGTAACAGGTGAATATGTCGTTCAAGTACCAGAGTGGATCATCTCTGAATTTGGGTGGTATGAAGGTACACAATTAAATTTGGAGGTTGATAAAGATGCTATCGTGATTACCGAACTGAAAGATTGACGTGCTCCTTGTAATGGAGTATAATTATATTTGAATGCATTCACATTTTAATTTGACCTAATTATGGCAAAAGGATTTACAGTAAAAGCAAAATCGCCCGTTGTAAAAAAACCCGTAGAGACAGAATGGGATTTTGCAAAGGCAAGAGAAATGATTAAAGGAAAGACCATTGTATTCTGTTTACCAGGTCGCGGTGTATCATACACGTATCTGAAGAACTTTGTACAACTGTGTTTTGATCTAGTACAGAACGGAGCAAGTATCCAGATCTCACAAGATTATAGTTCAATGGTGAACTTTGCCCGTTGTAAGTGTTTAGGTGCGAACGTTCTTCGTGGACCTAATCAGAAACCATGGGATGGTAAGTTACAGTATGATTATCAGTTATGGATTGATAGTGATATTGTGTTTAACACTGAGAAGTTCTATCAGTTGGTATTGATGGACCAAGACATTGCAAGTGGTTGGTATTGTACCGAAGACGGTCAGACCACCTCAGTTGCACATTGGATGGAAGAAGATGACTTCCGTAATAATGGTGGTGTTATGAACCATGAAACACTTGAGAGTATTGCCAAGCGTAAGAAACCATTCACTGTAGACTATGCAGGATTTGGATGGTTGTTGATCAAGAATGGAGTCTTTGAGCACGAAGGTCTTCCATATCCTTGGTTTGCGCCGAAGATGCAAGTCTTTGAATCTGGTGAAGTACAGGATATGTGTGGAGAGGATGTATCATTCTGTCTGGATGCAAAGGAAGCAGGATTTGAGATTTGGTGTGATCCTCGCGTCAGAGTTGGTCACGAAAAAACTCGTGTGATCTGATATGACACAGGAGTATTATACAATTCTCCATAGGGGTGAAGTTCTTTTTAAGGACTTGACCGAAACTGAATACTTTGATAAACTTACAGACCTAGCAGAGGACTTTTACTCTACTGGGTCTCCGAATCCATCGGAACTTGATACTAAAATTACTACAGGTTAATTATGGCACGCTCTAGAACTGGTCTTAATGGGCAAACATTCGTTGAATCCCAACCGAAGAAAACTCGTCAAGGATCCGGAAAAAACACGAAGTATGCCGCGTCGTCTCGCAACACTGCTAAGAAAGTCTATCGCGGACAAGGCAGGGGTTAATACATTGAGGGGCATCGACCCCTCTTTTTTAATAAATACCTAAAATCAGATTGATGTGAGGATGATCAATATGGGTAATTCACCTGTCGATAGAAATTCCAACTACATGAAAGAAATGTGGGGAACCACAAGACTCGTAACTGACTACCACCAAAGTGAAAAAATGAACGATTTTCTTGACAATCTAGGTAATCATCAGCATCAAAAGATGCTTCGTGAGATTGCTAATGATGATATGACTCCTAAGAAGCATGACTCTAAGCAACAGAATGAATTATATGAAAAAATTCATAATGATGAAATAGAATCTACCTATGGTCAAATTTCTGAATAGTGGATATAAATAAATTCAGAAAAATAAACCATTTCAATGCCTAGCAAGAGGGTTTCCAGAGCATTTAAAGATATTAGTTTCGCATTTGATCCACATCCTGTGACGAAAGACCTTCCTGTACTCATTAATGAGCGTGCAATCATTAGATCTATACGCAATTTAGTCGAAACAATACCTACAGAACGCTTTTTTAACTCCGACTTGGGGTCTGATATTCGCAGAAGTCTCTTTGAGTTCGTCGATGTCGCCTCAAGTCGTGTTATTAGGGATCAAATACGTGAAACAATCTTGTTTTACGAGGATAGAGTTGAAAACTTAAAGGTTCAAGTCAATCCAAAACCTGATGATAACAGTTTTGATGTAAATGTCTTCTTTGATATTGTAGGTTTAGATTTTCCAACTCAGTCATTCTCATTCATATTAGAGGCAACACGATAAACAATGCCTTTTACTCAGTTTACTAACTTAGATTTCGATCAAATTAAATCAGAAATCAAAGGATATCTCCGTTCTAATTCAAATTTTACGGATTTTGACTTTGAGGGATCTAATTTTTCAGTATTAATTGACACTTTAGCATATAATACGTACATTAATGCGTTCAATGCTAACCTCATAGTCAATGAATCATTCCTAGATGGTGCAACAGTACGCGAAAATGTCGTATCACTGGCACGAAACATTGGTTATGTGCCGCGCTCTGCAAGCGCCGCTAAGGCAAACGTAACTTTTTCAGTCCCTACGACTACCAGTAGCGGTTTTATCACCGCTGAAGCAGGTCTGGTGTGCATTGGAGGGCAAGATAACAGTTCATATCGCTTCTCCCTACCCGAAAAGGTCACTGCTGCAGTGATTAATGGTGTAGCACAGTTCGGAACAGAACAAAAACCAATAGAACTTTTCCAAGGAACTCTTCTTACACGTCAATTTGTCACTGATACGTCTACAGATCAGCGGTTTATCCTTGATAATCCAAATATTGACGCTTCAACCATTAGAGTAAACGTTTCTAATGTTGGTGAAGCAGGCACTGGTAGAGATTTTAGTAGAGTTGACAATATTTTAAACATTGATAAGAACTCAGAGATCTATTTGCTCCAGGAAGTTCAAGATGAGAGGTATGAATTACTGTTTGGTGATGGATATTTTGGTAAAAAGTTGGAAAATGGCAAACTTATCTCCGTAAGTTACATTGTTACTGATGGTGAAGCAGGAAATGGACCTTCTGTCTTTGAATTTCAAGGAAACCTTACAGATCAGATAGGAGTTAGAGTAATTCCTAGCGGATCAGTGCCTGTTACGACCGTTCAGAAGGCGATGAACGGCGGCAAAATTGAAGATGTGTCTTCTATTAAGTATTTCGCCCCAAGACTGTACTCAGCGCAATACAGAGCGGTTACATCAAGAGATTATGAGGCAATTATTGCTTCAATTTATCCAAATACAGAGTCTGTTGCAGTTGTTGGAGGTGAAGAATTAGTACCACCACAGTTTGGTACCGTTCAAATCAGTATAAAACCCAAAAATGGCACATATGTCTCTGATTTTGACAAAAGAAATATTCTGAATAAGATCAAGCAATACTCAATTGCAGGTATTAATCAAAAGATTATTGATCTTAAGGTTCTTTATGTTGAAATTGAATCAAATATCTATTATAACTCCTCACAGGTTGCTACTGTTGATGGTTTAAGAACCAATATTATTGATAGTCTTACAAAATACTCTAAAGACGTTGATATGAATCGTTTTGGTGGAAGATTTAAGTATAGTAAGGTTCTCCAACTAATTGACCGTGTTGACACTGCCATTACTTCTAACATCACTAAGGTGAAAATTAGAAGAGATATGAAGGCATTGGTTAATCAGTTTGCTCAATACGAAATTTGCTTTGGCAATAGATTTAATGTCAAACCAAATGGACTGAATATTAAATCTACAGGATTTAAAATTGTTGGTGATACTTCAACAGTGTATATCACAGATTTACCAAATGCAGACCTTAAGAGTGGAGTTGTTTCCATAGTTAAAATTGGCGCTAATGGAGTAAAAACTGTTGTTGCCAAAGAAGCGGGTGTAGTTGATTATATGAAGGGAGAGGTTATTCTCAATACTATCAATATTGTTGAAACTGAAAAACCAAATAATATTGTTGAAATTCAAGCTTTCCCAGAATCCAATGATGTGATTGGTTTAAAAGACCTTTACCTCAGTTTTGGCGTTCCAAGTAGTACAATAAATATGGTTAAAGATGTTATTGCATCTGGTGAAGATATTTCTGGCGTGTCTTTCACAAGAGACTATTATACTTCAAGTTATTCCAACGGAGATCTAGAGAGGAAATAAAATATGTCGCAATTTGAGAAGAGAGTGCAACTCAATAAGATTATTGAGAGCCAACTTCCAGAGTTTTTAGTTGCTGATTTTCCAAACGCTATAGAATTTTTTAGACAATATTATTTGTCTTTAGAACATCAGGGCGGTAGTGTAGATCTTGTAGATAATCTTGATCGATATATCAGAGTAGATAATCTCGTTCCAGAGGTTGTTGTAGGTGAAACATCGCTTACAGGAGATATTACATCTGCTCAAGATACTATTCAGGTAACCTCTACAAAAGGATTTCCTGATGAGTACGGTCTTTTACAAATTGGTGATGAAATTATCACCTATAAATCAAAGACTGATACTTCTTTCTCTAGTTGTGTTCGTGGATTCAGTGGAATTTCTGGATATGACACAGGAATTTCCAATGTTCTTAGCAATATAAACAGTCAAAATATTATTTTTAGTGAAACTTCTGCATCCGCCGCGTCTGATGGATCAGTAGTAAAGAACTTAAGTGTTATTTTCTTACAAGAATTTTATAAAAAATTAAAAAAAACCTTTACTCCAGGACTGGAAGAGTATGATTTTGTTTCTGATTTAGACGTTGGAAACTTTATCAAGCATGCAAGAAACTTTTATCAATCAAAGGGTATTGCAGAATCTATTAGAATTCTTTTCAAAGTTCTTTATGGTGTTCATGCTGAAGTATTAGATCTTGAAAGTAGATTAATTAAACCATCTTCTGCCGAATATATCAGAAGAGAAGTTATTGTAGCAGAAAATATTTCCGGCAATCCTTTCGGACTAGAAGGTCAGACAATATTTAAGTCAAATGATCTCAATACAAGTGCATCAGTTTCTGATGTTGAGATTTTTACAAGAGACACTCAAACTTTCTATAAACTTGGAGTCTTTGTTGGATATAATGATAGAGACCTTGTAGAGGGTATTTTTACTATTCCTGGAGCATCTAGATCATTAGAACCAGTTGAAGTAAGTGCATCAGTAATTAGTGTTGACTCTACAATTGGATTTGGTCAAACAGGAACTATTATTTCTGGAAACAATAGAATTGATTATACTTCAAAGAGTATCAATCAGTTTTATGGTTGTACTGGTGTCACATCAAAAATTAATCTCTCTGATATTGTAAGAGCAGATGAAACCATTTTTGGTTATGAGAATGGTGATATTGAGAATAGATGTGACATGAGAATCACTGGAGTTCTATCAGAATTAAAACCTTTGGTAGATATCCCTTTGATGGAAGAAGATGAGGAGATAACCACAAGAAATGTTGGAGAGGTTATTGAGAATCCTATCGTTGATAGGACATATAAGCAAATGTTTGCTAATTCTTGGGTTTATAATACCAGCCCAAGATTCAAGGTAGAAGAAGTAAATTCTTCAGTATTCACACTGTTTTCCGATATTGATAAGGCATACCTTAAACTAGGAGATTCTGTTGAGGTTCTCATTGGCGATAGTCAGCAGGTAGTTGTACCTGATCCAAATGTTACTAATGCATCATTTGCAACAGTATCTTCAATAAACACATCAACTAAGGAAGTTACTCTATCTAATATTGGATCTTTTACACCAGATCCCAATAAGGATTATAGTATTAGACGAAAGATTGTAAAAGCAAAGAGTTCTGGAGTAGTTCTTACTGTAGGTAATGAAGTATACCTTGCAAATACATCTAATATCTACGTAGACGATTCTACAATCTTTGGATATTTGGCATCAAATTCCCTTCCAGGATACACTATAAAAGATGATATTGTTGAATCTGTACTTCCAGATGGATATATTAAAACATTAGGTTCAAATAATACTCAAGGATTGGGTGGTTATAGTCCTTACTATAAGACTTATGGGACCATTGTATTTTCAACACCAGTTAATTTTAGAGATGGTGATGAAATAGTCTATACTGCAGAAAGTCCTTTAATTGGTCTTTCATCTGGAGAAAGTTATTTTGTAAAACTCGTTGCCGCAAACGAAATTAAACTATATTCTTCAAAGTCCCAACTTGCTAATAATGCTAAAACTGACGCAAACTTTGACGATATTTCTAGATTCAATCCAAACTTTGGTGCTGGATCTCATAATTTTACTTTAAAGAGGCACGAAAATAGAACTCTCTCAAGTAAAAAAATTCTTAGAAAGTTTCCATTATCGCAGCAATTACAAGGTAGTAAAAGTACTGATAGGACTGTAAGCAATATTGGAGTATTGGTTGATGGTGTAGAGATTGTAAGTCCCGATTCTAGGGATAAAATTTATTATGGACCTATAGAAGAATTTGAAGTTCTTAATGGTGGTAAGGGATACGATATCATAAATCCTCCAGAATTAAATATTGAGGATATTGCAGCAAGATCTGGTCTTCCCGATGGGACTGGTGCAAAAGTTGAGCCAGTTGTTATTGGTAGTGTTAAAGAAGTTATTGTTGACCCTCAAGAATTCGGATTTGATGAATTCTTATCTCTTGATTTGGTAGGTGGTAATGGATCTGGTTGTTCTTTGGAACCAGTTATCGGAACAAGATTTAGAGAGATATCTTTTGATAGTCGTAGACTAGATGTTGGTGGTGGAATTGATCCTAGTAATGAAACCATCACATTTACAAATCAACATAACCTTGCAGATGGTGAGCATATTATCTACAACCAAAATGGAAATGATCCCATTTTTATTGGAGAAGCATATGATCCAAACAATATAGTAACAGGAGGTTTGAGTAGTGGTGATGAATATGTAATTAGAATTGTAAATACTTCAACTATTAGATTATTTAAAAATGACAATGACGCATTTGCACCTTCTGCATCAGGTACTGCGGTAAGCACTGGTATCAATACTATTGGTCTTTCAGCTGCTACATCAGCATCTGGTATTCATAAATTTAGAACTCTATCGCAAAAAAATGTAAGATCTATTACTGTTCTTAATAGTGGATCTGGTTATGCTCACAGAAAATTAAGAGTAAAATCTAGTGGTATTTCTACAGAGTATAATTCAGTATACTTTAATAATCATGGATTTAAGACTGGAGAAATAGTTACATATAAATCAACAGGTAATCCTATTGTTGGTCTCTCTACTTTAAATAGTTATTCTATTCAACTTGTAGATTCAGATCAATTTAGACTTGTAAATGTTGGCATTGCTGGAACATTTGCTGATGATCTTGAAAAATCAAAGTTTAGTAAATTTAATTCTATTGGAAGTGGTTACCATATTTTCCAATATCCAGAGATTAAAGTTAATGCTAATGTTTCTTTTGGAGGATCTGGTATTGGAACCTTTACCTTTACACCAATTGTAACTGGTGAGATTACTGATGCCTATTTGTATGAATCTGGAACTGGATATGGATCTACTGTATTTAATTTACATACAAAACCAAGAATTTCAATAAGTAAAGGTAAGAATTCTCAACTTGCCCCAATTATTTCTAATGGAAGAATTGTTGATGTTCAAGTATTGAATAAAGGATCTGAATATAATTCAATCCCAGAACTTAAAATTGAAGATCCTTCTGGTGGAGTAGGTGCAATTCTCAGACCTGTACTTTTAAATGGAAAGATCGACGATGTTATTGTCATTAATCCAGGTATAGGGTATAGCACATCTTCTACTTCATTATTTGTAGATTCAAGAGGATCTGGTGCAATTTTTGATACTAGAGTTAGAGATCTGACAATAAATGATGCGTTTAGATTTGGTAAAATTTCCGAAACAAGAACTCCAGAAATTTATTCTAGTCTCTATAAAGATGAAAAGCAGGATTCTTTGGTTTATGGAATGTATGGATATTCCCAAGACCTTGCATCAAACTTTGAATCTTTAAATGGATCTCACTCACCCATTATTGGATGGGCATATGATGGAAATCCAATTTATGGTCCCTTTGGATATCAAACGGCAGATAATGTTCAGTCGGGTGTTACTAGACTTGAAACTGGATATGAATTGAGCACTAATTCTGTTGTTGATAGACCACCTACTTTTGAGCCAGGATTCTTCAAGGAAGATTACTTGTATACTAATAGTGGTGATCTAGATTTGCACAATGGCAGATTCTGCAAAACTCCAGAATTTCCAAATGGAGTTTATGCATATTTTGTTGGAGTTACAACCAGTGGGCAAAACTCTGCACAATTTGCACCAGCATATCCATATTTTGTTGGAAATAAATTTAAGTCACAAGTAATAGGTGAAAATCTAGTTTTAGATCAAACATTTGATTTCAATGAAAATAATCTTGTTAGAAATACTTTCCCATACAAAGTCAGTGATCCACATGCAGATTATGACTTTATCAATGAATCTTATGAAACTTTTCAACAACGTTGTAATGTAGAATCAGTTACAAAGGGTTCTGTTGACGAAATTAGAATCATTGATGGTGGAGTTGGTTATTCTATTGGTGATAGGGTTAACTTCAATTTTGAAGGTACCGGTGGTGCTGGTCTTAGAGGAGAAGTTCAAGAATTAAAAGGTGCTGGCATATCTTCTATTAGAACTGAATTAGAAAGAAATGTAAACTGTGTATTTGTTTGGGACAATGATAATCAAGTTTCTGCTTACAATCGTAATGGATACGATTTAAATAATAATGATACCGTTCTTGTTAGTAATCTTTCGACCTCTATACCATTCCTTAGTGGATCTAAGAGAATAGGATTTACTACAGAATCTGTTGGTCTTGCTGGAACAATGACCAGTTATTCAGGTTTTCCTGGAGGCAAATTTGAGGATATTTTCGTTTCTAGAAGATTTAGGGAAGTATCAATTGGTAATTCTATAACAATTACGTCCTCTGATGGTAATGAGACTGTAAGAGTTCTTAATGACTATTCAAATGGTGTACTTACGGTTAAGAGATTTGGATCTACTGGCGTAGCACACTCCTTTGGAAGCGATCTTAGTTTGAGTTCTGATAGAGTCCGACTTCCAGTAAAAACTACAAAGTTTGATTCCAAAAGAAATAAATTAATTTATTTCAATGCAGTAACATCAGTTGGTGTTGGAACTACTGCAGGTGGAGCTCAAAAGAAAGTAAGAACAGTTGGAGTCACTACATCTAGTGTCTCTGTCCCTTGTAGAGCAATTTATGTACCCAATCATGGGTTAAAGACGGGAGAAAGACTTACATTCACTAAGAGTACTCTTGCTGGCGTAGATTCACTTATTGTTGGAGATAATTCTCTTAATCAAGGAACATTCTTTATTCCAGATACAAATACACTATCAAGTGATGTATTTGTTATAAACAAGGGAGAAAATCTCATTGGATTAACAACACAAGTTGGTTTAACCACTGCATCTGAAGGATTGTTCTTCTATAGTGATGGATCTAATAATTCAGAGTATCTTTTAGAAACTAATAACGAACAAATTCTTGGAAATGTTGACAGAATTACAACTATTGTTAGTACTTCGTCAACTCATGGTCTACTGAATAAAGACGTTATCAAACTAAACGTAGTTCCAAACACTATTGTTGGTTTTGGAACTACTGGCGCGTTGAATATAAAGTTGAATTTAGATGAAAAGAAAATTCTTGTCAATACAATTGGTATCAATTCGACAGGTATTACTCTCTCTGACGGATCATTTACATATCAAGATCATGGATATAAAACTGGTGATAAAGTATTCTATGAAGCAGAAGAAGTTGTTTCTGGTATAACAACTGGAATTTATTATATAATTCAAGATAGTGTCGATAAGTTTAGACTTGCAGAAACTTTATATGAATCTGATCCGAAAACGGAAAATTCAGTAAGTATTACTGCAACTGGTGGAGTTAATCATTATATTTCTGCTGTCAATCCGCCAATTGATGTTGTAAGAAATAGTGACTTAAAGTTCAATCTTCAAGATACTTCACTCAGAGGATACCAATTAAAAATTTACAGAGATAAGAATTTCACTAATGAATATATCAGTTCGGGAGATTCTAGAGACTTTAATGTAGTTGGTCTTGGTAGTGTTGGTTTCGGCACTGATTCCAATTCTTCACTGACTTTAAACTACTCTAATAGTATTCCATCAAGACTTTACTATGGTTTAGAGAAGGGTGGATACATCAGCACTGCTGACACTGAAGTCAAAGCATATTCGGAAATTAGATATGAAAATAGTGAATATAATGGAACATACTCTGTATTTGGAATTTCAACAACATCATCAACAACAGAGTTCAAAATTTCACCATTTAAGTATCCAAATATATTATCATATAGTAATGATGATTGTGATATTTTAGAATATAACACTAGATCCTCAAATGCACTTAATGGAAGTATTTCCAAAGTAAGAGTTATTTCGGAAGGATTTAATTTCGATAAACTCCCTACATTTGGAGATGTCACATCTGTGAATGGTAGAAATGCCAATATTATTGGAGTATCCACTTCTATTGGTAGAATCAAAAAGACTAGACTTCGTGATATTGGATATGACTATCCTTCAGATAAGACTCTTAGACCAGAAGCATTTGTACCACCAATTGTAACTGTTGATAATTTAGATACAATTCAAGAAATTGATATTAAGTTTGCCGGTGCAAAATATCTTGCTGATCCAGACGTTATCCTCTGGAATGATACAACTAAGAGTATTGTTGATACAACAACCCTTATTGCAAAAGCACCAAATGGATCTATTGCTGAGATTGTTCAATTAGCACCAATATTTGGATTAGATTCTGAACCACACAAAATTATTACAATTAATAACTCAAATGGTGTGGGTATCGTTTCAATGATTAGTGGGCCAACTGGAATTGCAACTTGTGTACTTAAGACACCAATTCTTGGATACAATCAAGCACCATTTTCTGTCGATGATAGAGTATTTGTTGAGGGCATTGAAATGTCATCTCCAGATGGATCGGGATTTAATTCCAGTGACTACGACTATCAATTATTCAAAGTAATACAATTTGCAAATACTAGTCCAGCAACTTTGACTTTCCAATTAATTGATGCATCAGGTGTGGGTCTTACAACTAATGCAGGTATTGCCAAGACATATCAATCAGGGTATGCAACTCTTATCAATGAGGACATCTATCCACGCATCGATATCAAGCAAAAGAGGGGAACATTTGCTAAGAATGAAAGACTATTTGTCAATAGTGATGGTAATGGATTCCGTTCCGAAGATGTGTTTATTTCTCTGGTAAGAGATGATTATATCAAATATACTGGAAAATATAATCTTAACAAAGGTGATATTGTTAAAGGAATTATTAGTGGTGTAATTGCAGAAGTAACCAATGTTGATAGGAAGAGAGCAAAATTTGTAGTTGATTACTCCTCAAGAATGGAACTTGGTTGGAGTGATGACATTGGCAAAATTAGTGAAGATTATCAAGTAACTCCTAACAATGACTATTATCAGAATCTTTCATATTCAATTAAGAGTCCTATAACCTGGGATGAACTTTCTACTCCAGTAAACAGTATTGTTCACCCAGCAGGTCTTAAGAACTTTGCGGATGTTGGTGTAACTTCCATTGGTAGGAGTAGTATTGGTCTTGGTGGAACAACTACAGCAATTGTAATTCTTGATGTGGTTAATGAGAGAAGAGTTGATATTATCAATAACTTTGATAATGCAGTAGATGTTGATCCAAGAGTAAGTCCTGTTACAGGTCTCACACAATCAAATGCTCTACAGATTCAGAATAGAAAGTTAACAGATTATATTGAGTGTAGAACTAATAGAGTTCTCATTCATGATGATATTAGTAATAAGTTTTCTAGTAGAGGATTTAAGGACACTTTCGTTGAAATTGAAGAAATTGATTTTGTAGAAAATCATATAAGATATGTAATACAAGTTGCTGATCCAGATAGTAAAGATGTTCAATTATCCGAATTAGTTGTTCAATCAACTACCAATGATATTTTCGTATTCGAGAAGTATAGTTCATTTACATCTACCAAACTTGGAGACTTTAGTGCAAATATTGATAGTTTTGGAAGAAAAACTCTCATCTTTACTCCAACAGATGCCTTTGAAAAAGATCATGATATCAAAGTACTCAAAAAATCATATCTTTTCCAAGCACTTCCTCCTGGAAACTCGGGTATTGGTACTCAAGCAATTGGTTCTGTAAATCTTGTCAGTTCCTTTGTCGGTCTTTCTAGTGTATCCGGTGGTAATAATATTGGAACACTTGCAGAATTCAATGATAATGATTTCAATGGATTATTTGCAAATATTGAGATTTCTAATAGATTTAGTGGAGAAACTAACTATGTCGAAGCTACAATTGATTTTGATGGAACTGATACCTATGTAAGTGAATATTATTTTGATCATACTACACAGTCATATAGTGCATCAAATGTTGGACTTGTAAGTGCAATTTATGATGCTAATTCAGGTATTGTTTCTGTACGTGGTCGTAACTTTGATCAGGTTGATGCTTTTGACTACAGAACACATATTGTTGGATTTGGTAATACCACAACTGGAATTGGAACATATAGATTCCTTCTCAATAATCAACCTGCAGGAACAGAAAGAAGTGCAAGATTAGAATCGACTATTGGATTTGGTACTGATGTAGTAAGAGTTGGAACTTTTGATAGCAGATTCATTTCTGCAGCAGCAGCAATCGTTCGTGTTTCTGCTGGAACAACATCAGCAATTCATCAAGTCAATATTCTTTCAAATTCAAGAACCAGTGAAGTTACTGTCACTCCTGGACCATTTGCACCAGTTAATAATGTTACTGGTCTTGGTACATTTGGTGGAGAGATTAGTGGTAATGAATTCTATCTTAATTTCTATCCAGATTTGGGATACAATATAGAGGCACAAGCATTTAGTGAAGTCTTCTATAGAGAGATGGACTTTGATAACCAAGCAAATTCACTTTCATATGGTCCAACTGATCAATTGATATTCCTCTCTGCATTTGATGGACTTAATGGTTTGAGAGCAAATAGAACTAACTTTACATTGACTCATGAAGGTAAACCAATTTATGTGAAGACATTTGACCCCACAAATACTGTTGATATTAATTATTCAACAGGTGTATTCACATTAAGAGATCATTTCTTTAATACTGGAGAAGAATTGATTTATAGACCAACTTCGACCTTTATTGGCATTGGAACACAACCAATGGGAATTGGTGCAACTGTAAACCATCTTGGTATTGTAACAGATAAACTACCAGATAGAGTTTATCCAATTGCCCTAACTCCAGATACATTTAAATTATCAACAACACCACAGTTCGCTGCTGCAGGTATATCCGTTACCTTCACTGATGCAGGAATCGGAAATGCTCATGAATTGGAATTTACTAAGAAGTTGAGCAAAACTGTCATCGCTATTGACGGTATTGTACAACAACCAATAACATTTACCCCAATTAACCACAAACTTGATTTTAATAGTGGAGAAATTTCTGTAGGTATTTCGACATTTAATATTACCGGAATTTCTTCTGTTCAACCAAGAGACCTTCTGAGAGTTGATGATGAATATATGAAGGTTGTTGAGGTTGGTCTTAGCACAAATATTGGTGGTCAAGTTCTTGGTCCTATTAACGGTCTTATTGCTGCTGGTGTTGCTGCAACATTCCCAACAGTCTCTGTACAGAGGGGTGCTGTTGGATCTGCAGCGACATCTCACATTGACGGATCAACTGTTCAAATCTATAGAGGTGCTCTCAATATTGTTGGAAATGAAGTTCACTTCATTGATCCACCAAAAGGTAATAATAGAGCAAGAAGAAACGAAAGCAATCTTCCATATGTAACTGCACAATTTTCTGGAAGAACTTTCCTAAGATCTGATTATGACACTAATATGGTATTTGATGATATTTCAGATTCTTTTACTGGAATTGGTAAGACTTTTGCATTAAAAGTTGGTGGTGCAGATACAACGGGTATTGATGCTGGTAACGGTATTCTGTTTATTAATGGGGTATTCCAAACTCCTACAACTGAAAATAATGCAGGAAATAACTATGAAGTTGATAATGATACTACAGTAGGAGTCACGAGTGTAATTTACACAGGTATCACTTCTGTAAATGGATCATTTATTGAATCTGATTTTGATATTAACCAAAATCAACTCCCAAGAGGTGGTCTTATTGTTTCTTTAGGTTCTACTCCTGGTCTTGGATATGCTCCTCTAGTTGGTGCAGAAATTAAAGTTCTAAAGAATTCTACAGGTCAACTTACAGATCTCATTGGTATTAATACAGTCGGTTCTACAGTTGCTATTTCTACAGCACTGTATAATAATATAACAGGAATACTTGAAATTGAAACCAACGATTCTCATAATATCTTAGGTGGAGATTTTGTAAAACTTAATAATCTAGAATTTAGTTGTGGCAGCACCGGATACGGTACAACAACCATCTTCCCAGATTATGATTATCCTGTTAATGTTGTTCAGGTAATTTCTGCAACCAAAGTTTCAATCAGAGTGGGTCCATCTACAATTCCACATACTTATGAAACTGGCGGAACCGTTAGAAGATACTTTACCAATAATTTTGGATCTGGATATAGAGAACCAGTTTCTATTGGTATTACAGATCTAGCATACGAACATAAGTTCATCAGATCTGTAAACAATAGTGTTACTGCAAGTAATGGTGGACCATTTACACCAACTAAAGCAGATTACACTTCCCATACAGGCGTATTGAGACTTACTATTCCAAGTCACGGTTTGGATACTGCGGATACTATTCAGATTGCAACGGATGGTTTAATCTTTAGTTGCTCTGATGATGACTTCTTTACCGAGCAACCATATCCAAGAGCAACTGATCCTGCTGCAGGAGCAACTCTAGGAATTACATCATTCACCACCAATACAATCAGTGTTGGTGTTGGATCTGCTGGTGGTAGCGGAACTGGTGCCGTAGTTGATGCAACAGTTGGCATTGGAGGAACTTTAGCATTCTCAATCACAAATCCTGGTCAGGGATATATCAATCCAGCATTGATCATTCCAGAACCAAACTATGAGAATGTAGAAGTTGTTGGTGTCTCTAGACTTGGTATTGGCGCAACAACTGAAACTGGTAGAAACCTCTTGCTGAATCTTACTGTGGGCGCAGCAGGAACAAGTAACGTTGGTATTGGATCTACACTATTCTTAATTGATAGTTTTAAAATTGCAAGGTCTGGATATGCATTCAAACCTGGTGATATTATTGAAGCTGTTGGTCTTGTAACAGCAAAAGATTATACTCAACCAATAGCACCTTTCCAACTTGAAGTTGTTGAAACCTTTACCGATAGATTCTCCTCTTGGTCCTTTGGTGAAATGGATTATATTGATAGTGTCTTTGGTTATCAAAATGGAACTAGAAGGAGATTCCCACTTTATTACAATGGTGAACTCCTAAGTTTTGAATTAGATCCAAATAACCCTCTTTCTGCAAATATTGATCTTGATTCTGTTCTTGTTATCTTTATTAATGGTGTATTGCAGACACCTGGATATTCGTATCAGTTTACCGGCGGAACTTCATTCTTGTTTATGGAAGCACCTAAGGTAAATGATAAAGTTGATATTTTCTTCTATATTGGTCAAGATGGTATTGATGTTCTTCAGGTGGAAACCACTGAGACTCTCAAGATTGGTGATGATGTAAGAATGTTGAAACAACCACTAATTTCAACATCCCAAAAACAAATTGATGATAGAGCAATTACAGAAATTGTAGGTTCTGATATTATGGAAACTAACATCTATAGTGGTCCAGGTGTTGATGATACTAACTTCAGACCATTTGATTGGATTAAACAGAAGAAAGATATCTATGTAAAGGGTGATATTGTTAGTAAGGTGAGATCAGTCTTAGAAACTAAGATCTTCCCAACTGCAAAAATTATTGGTGATGTTACTCCAACTTCAAGTGATATCTTTGTAGATAATGCACAATTCTTTGATTATGACGAAATTATTCTGGATCTTAATCAGAATACATTTACATTCGATGCATTTATGATGGAAACTTCAAATGAACCAGTTTCTGCAGCGTTTACTTCTACAGTTTCCATTGCAGGTACTGTCTCTGCAGTAACCATTGACAATGTTGGATTTGGATATACAACTTCTACAATTGATATTAAGTTCTCAGCACCTAAAGAAATAGGTGTTGGTATTGGAACCACTGCAACCGGAACTGCTACCATTTTAAATGGTCAAGTTTCTTCAGTTACAGTTATCAATCCTGGATTTGGATATACAAATACAAATCCACCAAGAATTATTGCAGAACTTCCCACACCCCTATATGAAACTATCAATACAGTTCAAAATGTTCAAGGATTTAGTGGAATTATTACTGGAATCAGTACAACAACTGGTACAGGTGGACACCCACTTGCATTGAAGTTTAACTTCCGCGCAATGAAAGATTATGGTGAAAATGGTGAAGCAAATGTTGCTTCTGATGCACTAGATTTGGTAGCAGGATATCCTATTATGATTTACGATACCACAGTTGGTAATGGAGTTACTTCCGTAAATAGTAGTGATTCTGCAATTGTTGGTATTGGTACGACATTCCTTGATAACGTTTATGTTGTCAACTCAATAACAAGTCTTGCATCGAATGCCGAAATTATTTGTAATATTGATTCGGGTAGTCCTGTAATTGGAATACTCGAAAGTGGCACTTTTAATGATCTTCAGGCAGGATTAACAACTTCTCTTGGAAAACTTTCTTGGGGAAGAATATATAACTATGACAATAGAACTAATGGAATTTCTATTGGAGTCACTGGTTTGACTGTTGATGCAGGATTATCAACCTTCCCAACTATCCAAAGGAGAGGAAACTTTGGTGAAGGCAAAACTGGAGCAATACGTTCCAGAAAACCACGCGCTGATGGTGTAAGTCTGGAAGCTGATAACAACTTATCATTCTACATTCAGTAATCTCCTATAAATATATAAAAAAAGATAAAGATGTCAGCAATTGTTACTGATCAATTTAGAATTTTGAATGCCAGTAACTTTGTGGATTCTGTTGAATCCACAAGTAACTCTTACTATATCACAGTTGGTCTACCCAACCCAACTAATGTTGGTTTTGGTAGGACAGTTGCTTGGAATACCAATCCACCAGCCCCAATTGATAGTGTTGCTTATAACAACCATGCGGGTGATCTCGTTCTATATGGTAAGAAGGTAACTTCTGCCAATGTAAGACGATTAGTCCGACGTATTAATTGGGTCTCTGGAAGTAGATATGAAATATATCGTGATGACTATAGTATTACTAGTCCAGCACCTATAACTAATGCATCTAGATTATATGATGCAAATTACTATGTAATGAATGAAGATTATAGAGTTTATATCTGTATTGAAAATGGATCTAATGGTGATAATCCAAAAGGAAATGTTTCTCAGGATCAACCGAAATTTACAGATCTAGAACCAACTAGAGCTGGCGATAGTGGAGATGGATATATTTGGAAATATCTATTCACTATTCCTCCAAGTGATATTATCAAATTCGACTCTACAGAATATCTTACTGTACCTAATGAGTGGCAAACTAGTACAGAATCTCAAATAAGAACTATTAGAGAATCTGCCGACTCAAGTGTAAATGAGAATCAAATTAAGACTGTTTATATTGAAGCATCTGGTTCCAACTATGCAAATGGTTTAGGACAAGAATTTAATATTATTGGTGACGGTACTGGAGCAAAAGTTAGAGTTGATGTAGAAGGTGGAAAAATTACAAATACTACAGTTACTTCTGGAGGAAAAGACTATAGTTATGCATTAGTTGATTTAGGATCAATCAATTCAAATAGTACTGGCACTCCTGCACATTTAATTCCAATTATTCCTCCATCAAATGGTCATGGATTTGATGTCTACACTGAATTGGGTACCGATAAAGTTCTTGTTTATGCAAGATTTGATGATTCTACAAAGGATTTCCCAGTTGATACAAGTTTTGCACAAGTTGGTATTGTAAAGAATCCAACAAAAGTCGGAACTAGTGATGTATATCAAGAAAATACTTTCTCTGGATTAAGTTCTTTCAAATTTTCTTCAATTACAGGAACACCAAAAATTGGAGAAAAGATTGAACAGATTGTTTCTAGTGGAACTGGAAAAGCATTTGGTTATGTTGCATCATATGATCTTGAGACTAAGGTTTTGAAGTATTTTAGAGACAGATCTCTCTTCTATAATCAGACAACCTTTAACCAAAGAGATTATGCAGGTATATCTACAAATGGTAGACCATATGATTTTGAAGCATCATCAAATGTAATCAGTGGCAATGTATCTAATTTTTCTGCTTCAATCGATACTGGATTTGCAGGAATCACAACAAATCCAACAGGAACAAAATTAATTAATCTTGGTGTTGATTTCACCAGTGGCATGGCAGTTCCTGAAATAAATAAAGGATCAGGAGAATTAATTTATCTTGACAACAGATCTAGCATTGCTAGAAATGCCCGCCAAAAAGAAGACCTCAAAATTATACTGGAATTTTAAAAAATGCCACAAAAGACGAATTTAAACGTAAGTCCTTATTATGATGATTTTGATAAGGCAGATAATTTTTACAAAGTTCTGTTTAAACCTGGGTACCCTGTTCAGGCCAGAGAATTATCAGGTCTTCAGTCGATTCTACAAAATCAGATAGAATCCTTTGGCAGTCATATGTTCAAAGAGGGTTCTATGGTGATTCCTGGAGGAATCACTTGCGATAATGCCTTTACTACGGTTAAGGTTAATGGAGACCACTTAGGAATTGATATTACGGTATATTTGGATGCTGTTATAAATGCAAATAATGGTAAAGGGTCTAAGGTAAAGGGAGAAAATTCTGAGATTGTGGGAACAATCAAAGGATATTTGTTGCCCCCAGAAGAAGGTGTTGAGGAAATAACACTGTTCGTCAAGTACCAAGATGGTGGCGTTGATGGGACAAGCGTTGAGTTTGAAGATGGTGAAACTCTTATTCTTCAAGAGAATATAACGTATGGAAATACTTCTATTGTCTCTGGAGATACTGTTTTTACAGTTAATTCAGTAAATGCAACAAACACAGGGTATTCTGTCGGTGTAGCAGAAGGTGTATATTTTATTAGAGGAACTTTTGTTGACGTTCCAAATGCACAAATTGTTCTTGATCCTTTTGACAATGAACCATCGTTCAGAGTTGGATATGATATTATTGAGGAAATTGTAAATGCGGATCAAAATCCAAAACTGAATGATAATGCAAAAGGGTTTACTAACTATGCTGCACCGGGTGCAGATAGATTAAAAATTCAACTTAAATTAACCAAAAAACAACTCACAGATAACGAAGATACTAGTTTTGTTGAATTAGTAAGAATTGATAAGGGTGAAATTAAAAAGTTACAGAATAAGTCAAACTATAATTTAATTAGAGATTACTTCGCAAAGAGAACTTACGAAGAGTCTGGCAATTATGCTGTTGATAGTTTTATTGTAGATGTTATTGACACTTTAAACAATGAGACTGGCAACGGAGGTCTCTTCAGAGAGGATGAAGTAACTAATGAGGGGAATACACCTAGCGACAATTTGATGGGTGTTAGAGTGTCTGCTGGCACTGCCTACGTTAAAGGATATGATATTGATCTTGTTGGTTCTAGTATAATTGATGTAGAAAAACCAAGAACCACCAAAACAGTAGGTGGTTCTCTAATTCCATTCGCTCTTGGAAGTTTAGTAAGAGTAAACAATGTTCATGGAACACCATATTTAAATATTGGTGATACTGCAGCAAATGGTTTAGATAGTACCAACACTAATATTATTGAATTATATTCTGAAAGAAGAAATGCATCAGGTAATACCAACATTTCCGATGCATCTGGTGCTGGTCTATCAACTAAGGTTGGTGAGGCAAGAGTTTACTGGTGGGGTGTGACGGATGATTCTTACAAGGATGGATCAACTAGTTGGGATCTCTATCTCTATGATATTCAAACATATACAAAACTAACTCTAGCAAACGCATATAGCACTGCGGATGTACCTGTCACTTCATATATTAGAGGTCTCTCTAGTGGTGCTACTGGATACGTTTCAGTTATTGCAACTAATGATTATAGTCTTACCCAGACTTCGGGAAGATTTTTAATTGGTGAGCAAGTAATCATCAATGAGAATCCTAAGTTTAAGACTGGTATCACAGGTATGGCAATCTATGATACCTCCGATATTAAAGCAGTATTCCAAGACTCTGATGGATTAAATAGTGCTTTACATACAAATTTCATTGCAGATACTGTTCTTTATGAGCAAGAACTTGAAAGATTTGGTGTAAAGGATCAGTTAGTTATTAGTGGCAGTAATACTGGTAAGGTTTCGGGAAGAAACTTCCAAGATGGTGAGGGTGGTATTAAACTTGGCAGTATAATTAAGTATCAGACAGGTGGAGATCCGAACTTTAATGTTGTCAATGCAATCCGTGCTGATGGAAGTGCAGTAACTTTAGGAGCAGCACCAACTGCCGTTGGTGGTGTAAACAAAAGTAGTGTGGATAATGGTCAATATAATTTCTCCTTGATGGTTCCAAGAATCCGTCAATATGGATCAAATGGTCTATATGCAACAATGCCAGTAGAAAATACTGCAACTGTTGATCTAGCAAATGCTGATCTCACAATTACAAAACAGATTACAGGTAAGTCTGTTACAAGCAATAGTCTTACTTTAGATGTTGCTGATGCTGTAGATGTAAGTGCAGGAATTACTAGCGTATTTTTTGAAACATTTGATGCTGAGAGATATACGATTACTGATAACAGTGGTTCTCCAATTCAAATTAATAGCGGAAACTTTACTTTAGGTGCGAATGGCAACTCTGTAACTTTCAGTGGTCTTGCTAATGGTGCAGTTACTGTCCAGGCGACTCTAAAGAAACAAGGTGTAACTAATAAAACGAAGGATTTTGCAAGATCAAATAAGGTATCCATTGTCAAAACTATTGGCGCAACTTCAACAGTTGGTCTCACAACTTCTAAGTTCTATGGAACTAGAATCGAAGATACTGAAATTTCTCTAAACGTACCTGATGTTGTAAATGTACGTGCAGTTTACGAATCAACTAATGCTGCAGCACCTGTTCTTGATAAGTTAACTTTTGCAACTGGTCTTTCTTTGGATCAGAATGCAATTGTTGGTGAAAAAATTATAGGAAAAGATAGTAGAGCAGTAGCACAAGTTGTAAATAGGACTGCAAATAGTATTGAATATGTAAAACTGAATACTAATAATTTTTCTGTTGGAGAATCTGTTAAGTTTAGAAATTCTGCCATCGAGAGTGTAATTCAAGAAATAACACCAGGTAGTTATAGTGACAGAACTTCAAACTATAGATTAGATAAAGGTCATCGTCATCAATTCTGCGACTATTCTAGAATTGTTAGAAGGAAGGGTAGTGCAGTACCTTCTAGACAATTGCTAATTATATTTGATTCATATAAGGTTGGATCAAATAATACTGGTGATATTTTCACTGTAAATTCTTATTCACAGGATAGGTTTACTAGTGATATCCCAACATTGCCAAATGGTTTACGATGTTCCGATCTTTTAGACTTCAGACCTAGAGTTAAAGAGTTTGATCCTTCTACAGATGCGTCCCCATTTGCATTTAATATTAGACAATATGAATATAATTATAAGTATGTTGTTTCTCCAGATGAAACTTCATTCTTAGGGTATAGTTATTATCTACCTAGAATTGATTTAGTTAGCATTAACCGTTTAGGTGAAATTGAAGTTATTAAAGGAGAACCTGCCGATATTCCTCAAGCACCAGTTCTTGCGGATGATGCAATGGAAGTTGCACAAATTCTATTGCCTCCATATTTGTACGATACAACGAAGGATCCCAAAATTCTGCTTCGTGATAATAGAAGATTCACGATGCGTGATATTGGAAAACTTGAGGATAGAATTGAAAATCTAGAAGAAGTAACTAGTCTATCTCTTCTTGAACTCAGCACTAAAACATTAGATGTAACAGATGCTAACGGTCTTAGTAGATTCAAGAGTGGATTTATTGTTAGTGACTTTAGAGATAAGTCATTGATGGATCCACGCCTTTCAACAGTGGATATATCTAAAGAAGGTGCTACTTGTATTGCACCAGTTGATTTCTGGTCTATGAATGCACAGTTGGCATTGGATCCTGGAATTGATCCTACTACAACAGATTTGAGTCAAAATCTCAAACTTTTAGATCCAAACATTCAGAAAACTGGAGATCTTCTTACGCTCAAATATGAAGAAGTAGATTGGTTGGATCAACCACATGCTACCAATGTTGAAAATGTAAACCCATTTAATGTTATTGTTTTTGTTGGCGGTGTTGTTTTAGATCCAGCATCTGATAACTGGGTTAGAACAATTTATATTGATGACCATAGAACCGAATCAACAGGTGCCAATTGGAAGCAAGAGGCAACAGTAACTAGAGATGTTGATAAGAAAACAGAATATGTTAGTTACAAAAAAGGTGGTGGTAGAGGTGAAAAAGGTAGAAAGGCATTCACTACGACAACAATTACAACCAAAACTAAGTTTAAACCAAAACTTAAAGGACCTGCAAGAGAGTTTAATTATGTTGAAGATGTAAAAATTTCTGGTGAAGCAGATCCTTGGATGCGCTCAAGAAATGTTTACTTTGCTGCTAATGGTCTAAGACCATATTCTAGACACTATTTGTATCTTGATAGTCAACAAGTTGATATTATTCCAAAGGTATGTGAAATTGAAATGCAATCTGGAACCTTCAGAATTTATGAATCTGCAGATGTGTTTGATTCTACTGGTAGAAAGATTGGTGTAATGAGAATTCAGAAACCAAATCATAAGTTTGGTGATATATCAAGACCAGATATTGGTGCTGGTTTAGGATCTCCTGCAGTTCTTGTTGAAGAATATCAGGTTGATCCATATGACAGAAATAGACCTGGACCTGGAGATACATATTCTCCAACATCTAAACTTATCAATTTTGGCGTAAGAGTACTCTCTACTGGAGATAACTTCTATGGTTATGTTGAAAAAGGCGCTAAAGTAGTTGGAAAAACCAGTGGAGCAGTTTGCACCATCACCAGAGCAGATCTAGTTTCTGATAACTGGGGAGATATTATTGCAAACTTCTTCTTTAGAAATCCAAATTCAAATCCACGACCAGCAATAAGAGTTAAGAGTGGAACTAAAACAGTTAAGGTTACTGCAGTTCCACCAAATACCGTAGTTCTTCCCGGATCTACAGTATTTGCTTCAGAAGCAATTGGATCTTACAGTGGATCTGGAAGTATCTTAACACAAGAGACCAGTAGAGTTTCTGTTAGAAATCCACCCAAACCAAAGAGAAAGAAAACTGAAGTTGAGATTAAAGTTAAGGCACCACATAGAGATCCACTTGCACAATCCTTTACTGTTGATGGAAAAGGATGTTTCTTAACATCATTTGATCTATTTTTTGCAGTAAAAGATCCTGGTGCAAAAATCTTTATTGAACTGAGAACTATGGAGTTGGGTACTCCAACATCTTTCCTGGTTCAAGACTACACGCAGGTTGCACTGAATCCTGCAGATATTCAAGTTAATGAGGCAAATCCATTTGAGCCTGTTCCTACAAGAGTAAGATTCCCATCACCAGTTTATCTGGAAGCAGATACTGAATATGCGATTGTTATTTTATCTCCCGCATCTGATGGTTATGAAATGTGGACAGCAACCATGGGTAAAAAGACTGTTAGAACAACAAATCTTCCAGATGTTCAAAATGTTGTTGTTACTAAGCAATATATTGGCGGTTCCTTGTTTAAATCTCAGAATGGCACAATTTGGACTGCAAGTCAGTACCAAGATATGACATTCAAATTGTATAAAGCAAAATTTGTTAATTCTGGGGCGCTTACTTTCTATAATACTGATGTTCTTCCAAAAGGAGATAATAGTGCAAATCTCGATGATAATCCAATCGAAGGTCTGCCTAGAAAATTAAAACTTCCAATTTCAGGAACACTTAACGCAGGTGTTGTATCTGGTGTAAAAGTTGCTGAAGGTGCAATATCACCAAGTATTAATGGAATTGTTGAAAATCTTGGTGGTCCATCAGTTTCTGGAACAGGTAATGTTTCAATTGCAAGTAGTGGTACTGGTTACAAACCGAGTATATCAATCGCTAATGTTGATTTAGTATCTTTGACTGGTAAAGGAACTGGTGCCAAAGCAACATTAACCATTAATTCTTTTGGTAGTGTTGAAGGTGTAAATATTACCACTGTTGGTACTGGATATGTTGAAGGTGAAACTGTTGGAATTGTTACGTCAACTATGGCAGTATCAAAACGAGCAGGTAAAGGTGCTAGATTTACTCTTACTGGAATTGGAAACGCAGATACTCTCTATCTGACCAATGTTCAGGGAGAAAACTTCACAAATACTCTGAATCTGTTCTACTATGGGGATCCCTCAAACGAAGCAACAAGAGTAACTGCTGATGTTACTATTAATGGATCATCTACTTTAATTGATGATATTTACAGTGGAAATATCTTCAGAATCAAGCAACATAATCATGCACATCATGGCGGAAATAACAAGATCTTAATTGAGGATATTCTTCCAGATACCGGAAAAACTACCATCACAGGAACTTTTGGTGAAACTGATGGTGTAGTTGCTGTCGCTAATACATCACTATTTGGAACCTTTGAAGGAATAAGTACAAGTCGTGGTTATGCACTTCTTAACAATGAAATCATTTCTTATAATGGTATTACTGCTGGAGCAGGAGATGCTGGTACTTTATCGATTGATGCAAGAGCAATAGACAATTCTGTTAAGTCCTCACATACTACAGGAGAATTTATTCAACCTTATGAAGTTAATGGAGTATCTTTAACAAGAATCAATGCTTCCCACAATATTCCAGCGACATATTACACTGATGAAAATTCAAATCTAGATAATTATTACATTGAGTTTGATAGAACTACGGCATCTCCAACTTCAAGAGGTTCTGGATCTGGAATGATTAACTTTGAATCTCAGAAGGGATTTGGTGGAAACACGGTTGGAATCTCTCAGAATTATCAGTTCAGTAATCTTGAAGCAATGTTTAATGTTATTACACCAGGAAAAGGAACTAAATCAAGTTCATTGATTAGAACTGTATCTGGAACAAGTGCTGGCGGAAATGAGGTTTCCTTTATTGATCAAGGATTTGAACCAATAACCTTAAACAAGGTTATACATTTTGATACACCTAGGATGGTTGCTTCAAAAGTTAATGAAATTGAAAGACTTGAAGTACTTCCAAGCAATAAGTCACTGTCTATGAGAGTTGAATTTACAAGTGAAGATGAAAATCTATCTCCTGTAATGGATATTCAGAATGCAACATTTGTACTTGGTAGAAACAAGTCAAATGCACCTGTCAAAGATTATGTTGATGATTCTAGAGCAAATCTGATTGAAAACGATCCTCATGGAGCAGTATTTGTAACTAAGCAAATTTCTCTTTCACAACCTGCAACAAGTCTCAAGATTTATATTGCAGCAAATAGACAAGATGATGCAGATTTCCGTGTTCTTTATCAACTAATTAAAGCAGATTCTAGTGAAATTGATCAGAAATTCATTCCATTCCCTGGATATGATAATTTAATTGATGATGATGGTGATGGATTTGGAGATCGCGTAATTGATCCTGAAAAGAGTAGTGGAAGAGCAGATGCTTTTGTTGCTGCAAATGATAAGGAAGGATTTAGTGAATATCAATTCAGTGTAAATAATGTTGATCAGTTTACGGCATTTGCAATTAAAGTTGTTATGTCGTCTACCAATGAATCAACACCAGTAAAACTGAAAGATTTTAGAGCAATTGCTCTTGCATAATATGGAAAATAAAGATCTGATACAGGTTGAAAATGAGCAGAATCTCTTCAGAGATAAAAGCACTGGCGCTATCATTAATACCGATAGTGCCGGTTATGCTCAATATATGAGAATGAAGAAAAGAAGGCAGACAGAAAGAGAAGAACTTGATACAATTAAAGATGATATTGAAGAAATCAAATCACTATTACGGGAGATAGCAAATGGATCCAAATGACATTGTATTAGAGAAAGTTTCTAAAAATTTTGAATATGCAAAATTATCTAGAGAGATTGATTCCTGCGATGATAATGATACTTTAAGAGACATTGCAAAATCATATGCAAAACTATATCTAAAGCAACAAGAAGTTGTAAGTGGATTGGGACTTCAAGGAATATAAATATATTTACATTCTGATCTGTATATAATCAATGGCTGAAATTAAAGTCAGAGTAGGTCAACAACCAGCAGTAAAGGTAATATCTTCTCTTGCAGGTGCTCAAGGACTTTCTTTGGCAGAACTCAGTGATGTTAGTGCTTCAAACTTGCAGAATGGTATGGTGCTTGTTTATAACAGCAGCATCAGAAAATGGGAAGCAACTCTTACCCTGACGCCGGGCGCAACGCAGAATTTAGACATCAACGGAGGCAATTTCTGACATGGCAAGTATTATTAGGATTAAAAGATCCTCAGGTACTAGCAAACCAGCCAGTTTACAATGGGGTGAACTTGGATACGTAACTGGTATTGGTAGTTACGGTGGAATCAACCAATACAAGGATAGAATATTCCTTGGAGACGATGGTACAAACTCCAATGCAGTTGGTGGTTTCTACTACACATCAATGATGGAGCACGCTCCTGGAAATATTCCAGCTGCTTCTCACAACACAAGAAACCAAGATAGAGGTGTTGTTGCCATTATGGCACCAGCAACTAACTCTGGATTAGGTGGTGCAGAATCACTTAAGGTTGACCAGTGGAACGTAGATAATATTAGAATTGATGGAAATATAATTTCATCAACTGATACTGATGGAGATATTAAATTAGATCCTCACGGTTCTGGTGAAATTCATATTCCAGATGATACTTTTCTATCATTTGGTGATGATAAAGACGCAAAATTTGAATATGATGAAAATGGAGTCAATCAGTTAACTTATACTGGTGCAGACCTCCGAATTAATGTTACTACAGATTCTATTGATAAGGATACTGGTGCATTAATTGTAGAAGGTGGTGTAGGTATTGAGAAAAACTTAAACGTTGGTGGAAACTTCAGCGTTGCTGGTAACTCAACCTTTGATCAAATTAAAATTGAAGATAATATTATCTCTAGTACCCCAGGTAGTAGCGATACCATTTACATTGATCCATATCCTGATGGGTTAAGTAATGAAGGTACTGTTATTGTTAAGGGAAATCTTCAAGTTGATGGCACAACAACTACTGTCAACTCAACAACTTCTACCCTTAACGATCCAATCTTCCATATTGGTGATGTAACCAGTACTAGAACTGTTATGGCGGAAGCCAGCAGTGGTGCAACTTCACTGATTTTAGATTCTATTGTTGGTATCAATACTGGTGATGGAATTACTGCTGCTGCAGGAATTCCAAATAGTACTACAGTTACTGCATATAATCCTGGCACCAAAGCAATTACCATCAGTAATGCTACAAATGCTGGTATCAGTACTACAACTCAGGTAACTATCACCCACGCATACGATAGTAACACTGATAGAGGTATTTCATTCGCCTTCAATACAAGTTCTGGGGCATCTAACAACAAAGTTGGATTCTTTGGTATGGAGGATGACTCCATTGCCACTAGCACTGCAGGCGTCAATAATCACGGAACCCATGCTGATGATAGCAGAAGATGGGTATATGTTCCCGATGCTGCTATAGCAAATAGTGTTGTATCAGGAACTAAAGGTTTCCTTGATATTAAAGGTCTCTACTATCAGTCTGGAGATTATGCAACTGGTGGTGTTGCATATTTTGATAGCACTGGACTTCAAAGGTCTACAAATGCAGTAGCGACCCCCGTAGCAACCTCTAAGCAGATTCTAACTGCTATTACAAAAGAAACTTTAGTGTTATCAGTTGCAATTACAGTATCTGCTGGTGACATTATCAGACAAGATACTTCAAATGCATATGGTGTTGTTGAGACTGGTGTTTCTGGTTCAACAACAGTAAGTCTGATTGGTGTAGAGGGTGGTGGATTCCAAACGGGACAGAATCTAAGAAAGGAAGGTGCGAATGGATTTATTGCAAATCTTTCCTCAGTTCCAAACACAGTTACTCCCATATATACTAATAAACCTCATTGGACTTCAACACTTGATGGGGGCACATTCTGAGGTAGTTAATGGAAAATCAAAGTGAAGTGGATGTTAATGTTCTCATTAAGATATACAATTCTAAATTAGCAGCAGTATCAAATCAAAATGTTCTTCTTGAGGCAAAGTTAGCAACTTTGGCACAAGATTTTAAGGAACAAACTGATGCTTTGCTTGAAGAAAATGCAGACCTCAAAGCACAATTAGAAGGTTAATATGGCAAAACCGTCAACTAGACAAGGATTAATAGATTATTGTTTGCGTCAACTTGGTGCTCCAGTGTTGGAAATCAACGTGGATGATGATCAAATTGATGATCTGGTTGATGATACCATTCAATATTTTAATGAGCGTCATTATGACGGTGTTGAGAAAATGTACCTCAAGTACGAAATTTCTCAAGATGATATTGATAGAGGAAAAGGTGTAGATATTGCATCTGGTAATCAAGTAAATGGCAAAACTGGAGTTGGTATTGTAACTACTACAGCAACATCTACTGGAATTGCTGCAACTACTTTTAACTTCTATGAAAATTCAAATTTCATACAAGTTCCAGATTCCGTAATTGGAGTAGAAAGACTTTTTAAATTTGATACGAGTTCAATCTCGGGTGGAATGTTTAGTATCAAGTACCAAATGTTCTTGAATGATCTTTATTATTTCAATTCAGTTGAACTTCTTCAATATTCTATGACAAAATCATATCTTGAATCTATTGATCATTTATTAACAACAGATAAGCAGATCAGATTTAATAAGAGACAAGATAGATTATATTTGGATATAGACTGGGGATCGCAAAGTGCAGGCAACTTTATTGTACTTGAGTGCTACAGAGCACTTGATCCAGAATCATTCTCTCAAGTGTATAATGATAGTTTTGTCAAGAGATATCTGACAGCAGTAATTAAGCGTCAGTGGGGAAGAAATCTCAGTAAATTCCGAGGAGTAAAACTTCCTGGAGGAATTGAACTGAATGGAGGTGAAATTTTACAGCAAGCAGAACAAGAATTAAGTGATATTAAATCTCGTATGACTATGGAATATGAAATGCCACCTCTCGACTTTATTGGATAATGGCACTTAATCCTTTTTTCTTACAAGGGACTGCATCTGAACAGAGATTAGTCCAAGATCTAATAAACGAGCATCTGTCTTTTCATGGTGTTGAAGTAACTTATATTCCAAGAAAATACGTCAATACAAAGACGGTTATTGAAGAAGTACAGACATCAAAGTTTGATGATAATTTTTCTATTGAAGCATATGTCAATACTTTTGAAGGATATGGTGGAGCAGGAGATATCCTAACAAAATTTGGTGTAAGTGTAAGAGATGAACTAATCATTACACTATCTAAAGAAAGATTTGAAGATTTTATTGCGCCATTTATGGCAGGACAAGATGATGGAACTGACGATTCCATTATGCCTACTCCTACTCGCCCTAGAGAGGGAGATTTAGTATATTTTCCATTAGGTCAAAGATTATTTGAAGTAAAATTTGTTGAGCACGAAGATCCATTCTTTCAGTTGGGGAAGAACTACGTTTATCAACTCAAATGTGAACTCTTTGAATATGAAGATGAAGTTATCGATACAACTATTGAAACAATCGACACTCAGGTTCAGGATGAAGGATATATTACTACACTACAACTGATTGGAGTTGGTAAGACTGCTACTGCAACAGCATTAATTACTGGTTCAACCCCAAGTGGTTATATAAGAACAATTCATCTAGATAATGATGGAAGTGGATTTACCTCAGTTCCGACTATTGGATTTTCATCTTCACCAACAGGTCAAATTGGTGATAATGCAACTGCTATTGGATTCTTGACAACAAGAGGTAGCGTTACCTCGATTGAAAAGATTTTGATGACAAATGCTGGTGCAGGATATACAACGCCACCATCAATTACGATTACTGGAGGTGGTGGTGTTGGAGCAGCAGCAACTGCGTCTATTGAAACTAGTGGTCAAGGTGTAATCAGATTTAGTATTACGGATGGTGGAGTTGGTTACGGCACTGCACCAACCGTAACCATTGCGGGTCCACCAGCAAGTGGTATTGCACATACTGCAGTTGGTATTGCTTCTATTGGTCTTGATGGATCTAATAGTGTTATCAAATCAATTTATGTCATAGATCCGGGAAGAGGATACAGTAACGCACCAACAGTTACAATTGCAGACCCAGAAACTTTAGCAGGTCTTGGAACATATCTCTTCAATGAAATTGTTATGGGATCTAGGTCTATGATACAAGCAAGAGTCAAGGAATATGATCAAGATACTCACGTTCTTAAGATTTCTAATGTAAGTATTGGTTCTACACAACCAATCGGATTCTATCCTGGAGAAACTGTAATTGGACAAACATCTGGAGCAGAATATCCAGTCTTTAGTTATGTACAAGATGATACTTATGATAAATATACCGAGAACGATGAGTTTGAAACTCTCGGAGATAATCTTTTAGACTTTACTGAAACCAATCCATTTGGGACATTTTAATGTTAGGAACATATTATTATCACGAAATAATTAGGAAAACTATTATTTCATTCGGAACTTTATTTAATGATATCCATATCCGCCATCAAGATGATGCTGGTAAAGATGTCAGTGATCTGAAAGTTCCTCTGGCATATGGTCCTAGTCAAAAGTTCCTGGCAAGAATAACACAGCAGGCAGATCTGAATAAAGCAATTCAGATTACAATGCCTAGAATGTCATTTGAAATGACAAATATTTCTTATGATTCTACAAGAAAGTCCAGTTTAGTTCAGACTTTCAAAACTTGTGAGGACGGAACAAAGGCAAAGAAAGTGTTTATGCCCGTTCCATATAATATTGGATTTGAACTCAATATTATGTCAAAATTAAATGATGATTCATTACAAATTTTAGAGCAAATTCTTCCATATTTTCAACCACATTTCAATTTAACTGTTGATCTAATTGACTCTATTGGAGAAAAAAGAGATATTCCCATCATCCTCGAATCTGTAGGTTTCCAAGATGATTATGAGGGAAACTTCGATACAAGAAGATCTTTAATTTATACATTACAATTTACAGCAAAAACATATCTGTTTGGTCCTGTTGCTGATAGCAGCGATGGTCTCATCCGCAAGGTTCAGGTTGATATGTACACCAGCACCGATCAAAAGACTGCTAAACGTGAAATGCGCTACACAGTCACACCAACGTCTAATATTGATAGAAATGATGATGGTGTAATCAATGAGGCAGATCATAAACTTCTTCAACCTGGTGACAACTTTGGTTTCGATGAGGACTGGGAATTCTTCTCAGATTCTAAGAAATATAGTCCCACAAGACAAACTGATATTTAATAGTCATGAGCAATAATTATGAGTCCATTGACGATGCACTTAATATTGAAAGTAGCATTGTTGAATCAAAACCAATAAAACCTGTTCCCCCAAAACAGGAGAGAAATGATATAACTAAAGATTATGAATATACTCGTGCCAATCTATATTCTCTCATAGAAAAAGGTCAAGAAGCAATAAATGGAATTATGGAACTTGCAGGAGAAAGTGCAAGTCCTAGAGCATATGAAGTTGCTGGACAACTTATTAAGAGTGTTGCAGATACTACCGACAAGTTGGCAGATTTGCAAAAGAAGGTGAAAGATTTAGAGGAAGATTCTGTACAGAAAGGTCCTAACAATGTTACAAATAATGCACTGTTTGTTGGGTCTACAACAGAACTGTCAAAACTGTTGAAGCAAGGTTTTCTAAATAATAATGATGCTCCCACCAAATAATGGCAAAGTCCTGTAAAAGGGGTTATTATTACTGTAATACCTCCAAAAAATGCAAGAAAATTCCTAAAGGTTATCACGTAATGTCTACGGGATATTTAATGCGGGATAATGAACATCAGGATGAAAAAGAAACTGAGGGTAAAAAAAAGAATGGTAATGGGAATGGAAATCACTCAAATGGCAATGGCAACGGGAATGGCTCCTCTTCTGATGGAGGTGGTGAAGGCGGCGGAGGTGGCGTCTCTGAAGCATGGAGTGCAAAGTACAAAAAATCCATCGATTGCGATAATCCAAAAGGATTCTCTCAAAAATCCCATTGTAGGGGTAAAGAAAAAGTAAGCGAATCCAAGAGTGGTGATTCTTCTCTGCGTGACTGGTTTGGCAAGAGTAAGTCTAGTGATGGCAAGCCTGGTTGGGTTCAACTGGGTGGGAAATACGCTGGAAAACCCTGCGCCAAACAACCAGGGCAAAAGACCAAACCCAAGTGTGGATCCAGCAAAATGGCTGCAAATTTAGATGATAAAGAAGAGAAAAGGGCATTTAATAGAAAGCAACGTCAAGATCCAAATCCAAATAGAAAAGGGAAGGCAATCAACGTGAAAACAGAATCTCATTCAAACTGGAAACAAGACTTAAATCAACTAGATGAAATTGCTCCTATTGTCGCAATTCCTCTTGTCGCTGCAGGTGGATATGCTGCATACAAGGGTTTACAACATCTGAAAAAGAAAGCAGATTCTGCATTAGATAATGCCAGACAAAATGCTACTCTTAACGGAAAGCCGTTTGGTGCTGGTGCTAGACAAAGAGCAATTGAAAAGGCTGCTGGTGCAAAGTCTGGAACTTTGAATCCAAATATGCAGAGACTTAGAAACTCATATGAACCAGAAGGTGAAATGGTTGATGAAGGTAAGAAAGATGCCTGCTATCATAAAGTCAAGTCCCGTTATTCTGTCTGGCCAAGTGCATATGCATCAGGTGCTCTAGTTAAATGCCGAAAAGTTGGTGCTAAGAACTGGGGTAATAAGACCAAAAATGAAAGTTATGAGTTCTCCAACTGGAGAGATGATTTCCATGCAACTGAAGTAGAATCAGTAGATTTGATTTCTAACGAACCACTTCAACCAACTCAAGGTCTTGGAAGTGATATGCTTGATGAAAAGTGTTGGAAAGGATATAAGAAAAAAGGTATGAAGACAATGTTTGGAAAGAGATATCCAAATTGTGTAAAAGCACATTTCTCTGATTGGAGATCAGATATGGATCTTCAAGAAAAAGAGTTTAAATCTCATAAGATGTATGATCAAAAAACTGGTAAGGGATATGATGCCGAGACAGAGGAGGATCATCTTCGTATGAAGAAGATGGGTTATACCCACGAAAAACCTGAGAAAAAGAATTGTGGATGTGGTAAAGATCCCTGCAAAACTTATGGTAAGCAAGAGGTAAAAGAAGACTGGCAGAAATCAAACCGTAAAGACGGTGTTGATGGTATGAGTCAGAAATCCGTAAATGCATATCGTCGCGAAAATCCAGGTTCAAAGTTGCAAACTGCAGTAACTGGTAAAGTTAAAAAGGGAAGTAAAGATGCCAATCGCCGTAAGAACTATTGTAGTCGTTCTAAAGGTCAGATGAAGATGCATAATATTGATTGTTCAAAGACCCCAGATAAGAAAATCTGTAAGGCACGTAAACGCTGGAGATGTTGATTTAGGAATTTTATTATGAGTGATAACATTTATCTTGGTAATCCGAATCTAAAAAAGGCAAATACTCCCCACGAATTTACAGAGGAGCAGGTCATTGAGTTTATTAGATGTAAGAATGATCCTGTTTATTTTGCAAGAAATTACATAAAGATCGTATCTCTGGATCACGGTCTTGTTAATTTCGATATGTATCCTTTTCAGGAGAAGTTAATTCAAAACTTCCATGATAATAGATTTAATATCTGCAAGATGCCACGTCAGACTGGTAAGTCTACAACGTGTATATCATATCTTTTACACTATGCCGTCTTTAATGATAATGTTAATATTGCAATTTTGGCGAACAAGGCATCTACTGCAAGAGATCTCCTCCAAAGATTACAACTTGCTTACGAAAACTTGCCAAAGTGGATGCAGCAGGGTATTATATCTTGGAACAAAGGTAGTTTAGAACTTGAAAATGGATCCAAAATTTCATCTAACTCTACTTCGTCATCTGCTGTCCGAGGCGGATCCTATAATGTCATCTTTCTTGACGAATTCGCGTTCATCCCAAATCACATTGCTGATGACTTCTTTGCCTCTGTTTATCCTACTATTTCTTCTGGACAAAGCACAAAGGTAATCATTGTATCCACGCCACGCGGTATGAATCATTTCTACCGTATGTGGCACGACTCAGAAAAAGGTAAAAATGAATACATTCCAACTGATGTTCATTGGTCCGAGGTTCCTGGAAGAGATCAAGTATGGAAAGAACAGACGATTGCTAATACATCAGAACAGCAATTCAAAGTCGAGTTCGAGTGTGAGTTTCTTGGTTCTGTCAATACCCTTATAAATCCGGCAAAACTCAGGAATCTAGTATATGAAGATCCCATCCAAAGAAACGCTGGATTAGATATTTACGAAAAACCTAGAAAAGATCATAACTATCTTATGACTGTAGACGTTGCTCGTGGTTTGGGCAATGACTACTCCGCATTTGTAGTGTTTGATATTACAGAATTTCCTTACAAAATTGTAGCAAAGTATAGAAATAATGAAATCAAACCAATGTTGTTCCCAAATGTGATTCAAGACACTTTGAAAGGATATAATAATGCTTGGGTATTGATTGAAGTTAATGATATTGGAGAGCAAGTAGCAAGTATTCTTCACTATGATTTGGAATATGAAAATATGCTAATGGCAGCAATGAGAGGTCGTGCTGGTCAAGTTGTTGGTCATGGATTCTCAGGCAAAAAATCTCAAATGGGAGTTAGAACAACAGCGCAAGTAAAAAGACTTGGTTGTTCAAACTTAAAAACTCTTTTAGAGGATGATAAGTTATTGACTCTAGATTATGATATTATATCCGAACTTACAACGTTTGCTCAAAAACATAATTCCTTTGAAGCAGAAGAAGGATGTAATGATGATTTGGCAATGTGCCTTGTTATTTTCTCTTGGTTAGTGGCACAAGATTACTTCAAAGAGATGACGGATACTGATGTCCGTAAAAAAATTTATGATGAACAGAAGAATCAAATTGAACAGGATATGGCACCATTTGGATTTTTAGATGATGGTATTAATGACGCAGTTTCATTTACAGATAATAATGGAGATCGTTGGCATACTGATGAATATGGGGATAAATCTTATATGTGGGATTACTACTAATGGACTTAGATAATCAACTAAAATTTGGACATTTACTTCTTTATGAAAGAGAATGTAGGATTTGTGGCGAAATAAAAAATTTAGTTGATGGATTTTATAGGACTAGAAAAGACAGAGGTCCTGTTGCTGCATCGTATTCATATGAATGTAAAGAGTGTACTAAGAAGAGAGTAAAAAAGCATAGTAATATTTGGGAATATCCAGATTGGTAAGTTTCACGTCAAGATTCCCCATTCAAAAGCAATTTTTTAATAAATAATTTGAGAAATAATTTGGACCAAGGAGACCGAAAAGATGCCTCTAAACTTAGCATCTCCCGGAATTGTCGTAAGAGAAGTTGACTTAACTATTGGGAGAGTCGATCCAGTCTCTGGTTCGATTGGGGCACTTGTTGCTCCTTTCGCAAAGGGACCTGTGGATCTTCCTCAATTTATTGAGAATGAGGATGATCTCTTAAACACTTTTGGCAGACCATACTCAACGGACAAGCACTATGAGAGTTGGATGGTTGCATCATCCTATCTTGCATACGGAGGAACTCTCAGAGTTTCTAGAGCTGATGATTTTAATATCACCAATGGAACGGGACTTAAGAACGCATATGTTGGTTCAGCAACTAGCATAAGAATCAAGAGTACTGAACACTACGAGCAACTTGCATATGATGATAATTCAATTACCAATGTAACAGTTGCTGCAAGAAACCCAGGAACTTGGGCAAACGGAATTAGAATTGGAATTATTGATGCTAAGGCAGATCAAATTCTGACTGGTATCTCTACTGCTAACGTTCTTGTTGGTTACGGATTTACACAGGCAGTTCCTTCAGGGGCAACTGTTCCAGCAGCAACAGGTGGAACAAGATCAATTGACGGATTCTTCCAAGGTGTTATCACTGAAGTCGGTGATGGTCAAATATCCACAAAACTTGTCGCGCACGTTTCTGCTGCAGGAACGGTAAGCAATGCGGACTACACTCAGAATAGTGTATATGCCCTTACAAACGTAGGAAGCATTGGTATCCATACCACAGACACTGCTGTCCTCGAAGCACCGTTAGCAACTCGCTCCTACACTACTGAAAAAGACTGGTTTGAGAATCAGTATATTGAACTGAGTTCTACTGACTTCAATGGTGATCCAGCCAAACTTGAGTGGGATCAATTGTCAAACCGTCCAGGAACTTCCGAGTTTGCTGCAAATAGAAACTCTAGATTTGATGAAGTTCATGTTGTCGTTATTGATGACAAGGGACTGATTACTGGAAATGCAGGTTCAATCTTAGAAAAGCACCTCAACCTTTCTAAGGCAAAGGATGCTGAATATTCTGTAGGTTCTCCTTCTTATTGGAGAAAGTACCTTTATACCAACTCTCGCTATATCTTTGGTGGTTCTGCACCTGGAGGAACAACTGCGATTGCATTCTCCGACAATGGTAGAGCACAATCAGAACTTGATACTGACACTGGTTGGGATCAAAATGCGGATGGTGTAAACTTTGGTGGATGTGGATCTCTTTCACTTGCAATGGCAGGTGGTAGAAACTACGGCGGTTCATCCGATTTAACTAGCGCAGGTTCTTTGGATTGTGGTGCTGATGATATCATTTCAGGTCTCACTAAGTTTGAAAACACTGAAGAGTTTGAAGTAGACTTTATTTTGATGGGATCTGCCAAGTATGATAAAGAAACCTCTCAAGGAATTGCACAAAAGTGTATCGCAGTTGCTGAAGAAAGAAAAGATGCAGTTGCATTCATTTCGCCATATAGAGCAGCATTCTTGAGTGATAATCAAGTTGGAACAGTAACTGTCAATGATGTTGACACTATTACTAATAACATTCTTGGTTTCTATGCACCGCTAAGTTCTACAACTTACGGTATATTTGATAGTGGTTACAAGTATATGTACGACCGCTTCAATGATACTTTCCGATATGTTCCTCTAAATGGAGACATTGCTGGTACTTGTGCCAGAACTGACATCCAACAGTTTCCTTGGTTCTCACCTGCGGGAACTTCGAGAGGTGCGATTCTTAACGCTGTCAAACTGGCATACAATCCAGGTAGAAAGCAAAGAGACGCTCTGTACTCCAACAGAATCAACCCAATTATCTTCTCTCCTGGAGCAGGTATTATCCTGTTCGGTGATAAAACTGGATTTGGTAAGTCTTCCGCGTTCGATAGAATCAACGTTCGTCGCTTGTTTATCTTCTTAGAAGATGCAATCGCCGCCGCCGCTAAGGACTTCCTGTTCGAGTTCAACGATGAAATTACAAGAACTAACTTTGTAAATATTGTTGAACCATTCCTCCGTGACGTTCAGTCTAAGAGAGGTATCCAAGATTATGTTGTTATTTGTGATGAAACAAACAATACTGCTGCCGTTATCGATGGCAATGAGTTTGTAGCGGACATCTTCATCAAACCAGCAAGATCGATCAACTTCATTGGTCTTACCTTCATTGCCACCAGAACTGGTGTTGCTTTTGAAGAAGTAATCGGCTCCGTTTAATTCAAGTAGAGGTTAACTCAAATGCCATCTAGAAATCAAATTAATCCACCCCCACTAAGGAAAATTACCGACTTCAAGAGTAAGTTAACGGGTGGTGGCGCTCGCGCCAACCTCTTTGAAGTCGTTCTTCAGTTCCCTGATACATCGCAACCTGACTCAGTAGTTCTTGAGAAATCAAGATTCCTGGTCAAAGGTGCAAATATGCCTGCATCTAATATTGCTCAGATCGAAGTACCTTTCAGAGGTCGTGTTCTGAAAATCGCAGGTGATAGAACCTTCGATTCTTGGACCGTTACAGTCCTGAACGATACAGACTTTGCAATCCGTTCTGCCTTTGAGAATTGGATGAATACTATTAACAGAGTATCTGATAATACTGGTCTGGTCAATCCAGCAGATTATCAATCAGATGCTTATGTTTATCAGTTAGATCGTGACGGTTCTACTCTGAGATCATATCGTTTCTACGACGTATTCCCGACTCAGGTATCACCAATCGAACTTTCTTATGATGCTCAAGGTATCCAAGAATTCACTGTTGAACTTCAAGTTCAGTGGTGGGAAGCTACTAAGGGCAGCGGCGCAAATGCTGGCGGTGAAGACATCAACTAAATAGAAGAAGGTAATAGGCACTTTAAGTTATTATGGCCAAACTTTTTGGTTTTTCTATTGACGACAAGCAAAACAAGTCACCTTCGGTTATTTCCCCCGTTCCTGAAACTAATCAGGACGGGGTTGATAACTATATTAGTAGTGGATTTTATGGACAATATGTCGATATTGAAGGTGTCTATAAAACAGAGCATGATTTAATTAGAAGATATAGAGAAATGTCCCTCCATCCCGAAGCGGATGGTGCTATTGAAGATGTGGTTAACGAGGCAATCGTTAGCGATCTTTATGATTCTCCCGTAGAAATTGAACTATCAAATCTGAATGCAAGCGACAATCTTAAGAAAAGAATCAGATCAGAGTTCAAGTATCTCAAAGAAATTTTAGATTTCGATAGAAAGTCGCACGAAATTTTTAGAAATTGGTATGTAGACGGAAGAGTATATTATTTAAAGGTAATTGATCAGAAAGCACCTCAAGAAGGTATTAAAGAACTTAGATATATTGATCCATTAAAGATTAAGTATATTCGTCAGGAAAAGAAAGACGACACTAGATATGATACTGGATTTGCACGAGTAGGCAATAAGATAAATTTAACTGGCAAATCTAATGAAGAGTTTGCTAATGGACCAGAGTTTGAAGAATTTTTTCAGTACACCCCATCACCAAATTATCCAACAGGATCTTTAAATGGTAAAGGAAAGTCAGTAAAAATTGCAAAAGATTCTGTAACTTACTGTACTTCTGGTTTAGTAGATAGAAATAAAAACACAGTTCTATCATATCTTCATAAAGCGATCAAGGCACTCAATCAACTAAGAATGATTGAGGATTCTTTAGTTATCTATCGCCTCTCTCGCGCACCTGAGCGTCGTATTTTCTATATTGATGTTGGCAATCTTCCTAAGGTAAAGGCAGAGCAATACCTCAAAGAGGTTATGTCTCGCTACAGAAATAAACTAGTCTATAACGCACAAACTGGTGAAGTTCGTGACGACAAAAAGTTTATGAGTATGCTGGAAGATTTCTGGTTACCTCGCCGTGAAGGTGGTCGCGGAACTGAGATCACAACTCTACCTGGCGGTCAGAATCTAGGAGAACTCTCAGATATTGAATATTTCCAGAAGAAACTCTATAGGGCACTTGGTGTACCTGAATCTAGAATCGCTGCTGATGGTGGTTTTAATTTGGGAAGATCTTCAGAAATTCTTCGCGATGAATTAAAGTTTGCAAAATTTGTTGGTCGTTTGAGAAAGCGTTTTGCTCAAATGTTCAATGACATGCTCAGAACTCAATTGATTCTAAAA